GTCCGCTGACCAAGCTGTTCGACATCCTGTGGCGCTCGACGTTGGGCGGCGACCCGCCAGACACCTTCGCGTTCACCTTCAACAACCTCTACCAGATGAACGAGATGGAGAAGGCCGAGGTGGCGCAGCGCGACACCGACACGGTGAAGCTGGCGCACGACGCCGGCATCATCACCACGGCGATCGCGCTCAAGGAACTGAAGCAGTCGAGCATCCAGACCGGGCGCTTCACCAACATCACGGACCAGGACATCAAGGACGCGGAGGAAGCACCGCCTCCGTGGGAGCAGCCGCCCGCGATGCCGGGGATGCCAGGGGCGGGAATGCCGGGTGCCAAGCCGAACGGCGCGGGCGGTGCGATGGGCGCAGGCATTCCCTCCGCCGGCCTGTCCTCGAAGGCCAACGGCACCGGCGAGGCGGTCGAGAAGACGAATGGCGCGGAGGGCTGAGACACAATCGGAAAGGCGGCGGCGGCAACGGGAAGACCAGCGGCGGGAAGATGCGTTCTCGCAAGCCCACAGCGCCGAACGATCCTACGGCGCGCAACTCCGCAATCTGGCACGGCATATCCGGCGCATCATCGAGGCGCACGCGCCCGCAGATCCGAATGAGACAATGTCGCCCGGCGATCTGGCTCGCCTCGAGGCCGCTCTGGACGCCTATGCCGAGGCGATAGACCCGTGGGCGCAGTCAACCGCGTCGCGGATGATCACCGAGGTCAACCGGCGCAACCTCGTTGCGTGGCGGCTCTACACGCAGGGCATGGGCGAGGCGCTGAAACGCGAGATCGAGCAAGCGCCGACCGGCGAGGCGATGGCGAGGCTGCTGGCTGAACAGGTGGCGCTCATCAAGAGCCTGCCGCGGGATGCCGCGCAGCGCGTGCACGAGAAGACCATCGAGGCGATCGAGGCGGGCCAGCGCTATAGCGAACGCTCGGCCCTCGAGCTCGGCTGGGATCCGGAAGCGATGGCGTGGAAGCGCGGCGTACCGTCTCGGTCGGAGCTCGTCGAAGCGCTGGCCGCGGCGAACCCTGACGAGACTGAGCAGTGGCTTCATAACCGGGCGACGCTCATCGCGCGCACCGAGACTGCGCGCACGGCGTCGGTGCTGGTGCAGGCCAGGGCGCAGCATGTCGGCGCGGAGAGCTACGTCTGGAAGACCGCCGGCGACTGGAAGGTGCGTCCCTCGCACCGCAAGCTCAATGGCACCGTGCATCGCTGGGACGATCCGCCGCTGTCGGATCTGCCCGACTATCACTCGCATCCCGGTCAGATCTTCAACTGTCGTTGCGTCGCGTTGCCGATCATACCGGAGTGAGAGCCGCACAGATGTTTGCGTGCTCGCATAAGGCTCGACTCGATCTTCCCGTTTGTGCAGATTAGGCGCGCTGCAACTAACCCGAAGACGAAAGGGTCTCTGATGTTAGCGATAGACAGTCTGAAAACGTATGTTCACGACCTTGTAAATGCATCAACGGCCGATGGCGTGCTGTTGAGTGTCGCCAGACTGTTGAGCGGGGGAGACGCCGACCCGCTCTTCCAGCCCCCTCCGCCGGTGATCGAGAAGCCAAAGGTCCGCAGGACGAGGGGGACGTCCCGCGATTATCTGCCGGTCGTCAAGTGGGCCAGGAAATTCGCAGAGATCTTCACGACTGAGCAATGCATGAAGGATCTGCGGGCGAAGGGCTCCAGGCTTCCGTCCAACGATGCCAAGGCTCTGAAGATGGTAGCGGCCGCGCTGAGCAAGTCGTCCGCCAGCATCTGGAACTACGGCGACGGGACTTGGCGCTACAAGCACAAGCAGGACATCTGAAGTAGGGCGAGCAGTGCGGAAGTGCTGCTGGCTCCCGCACTGCCCTGAGCGCGGGCGAGGTCTCAAAACGCCCGCTGCTGTGGACTGATTCTACCATCGGTCATTGGTGGGACGCCACTCTTAGTGCCGCGTCTCACCAACCGCCGTTCCATATAAAATTTGAGGCTGAGCGATGCCATGGTGAACAGGCGTCCCGAACGGCTTGACCCGATCGAGACGATGCGGGTCTTCGCTGAGAACTATCAGGCCGATCGATTCAACTCGCCGGAGGAATACAACGCCGCGGTGCTGACGCTGTGCGAGGTGATGGGCCTCCAGCCCTATCTGCACAGCGACGGCACGATGGGCGTTCATCTGATGGAGATGTCTGCCAGCTTCGACACGTCGGAGACGACGCTGACGCTCGAAATCGCTGACTCGATCGAGCGATGCGTGGAGTGCGACGAGCCGGAAGATCTTCTGGTGCTGCGCGATCTGCTGGCCGAGAACCTGCGCGCGGTCGAAGACGCGGTGGAGGAATTGATGCTGCGCGCTGACGTATGAGGCTCATGCCATGAACCTGCTGATCATCCTCATCATCGTCCTGCTGCTGTTCGGCGGCGGGGGCGGTTGGTACGGCTACAACGCCGGCTATTACGGCCACGGTGGCATCAGCGTCATCGGCATCGTGCTGCTGGTCATCATCTTGGTCCTGCTGTTCGGCGGTTTCCGATGAGCGTCGGTGATCCTCCCAAGTGGACGCCCGCCGATCTGACCATGCGCGTCGGCGGCTCGATCAGCATGGCCGCCGCATCGCCGATCAAATGGCTCTGCTTCGAGTGCGGCATCCGCATCAACGTGCAGACCGGCGAGGTGGAGATCCCTGACGGGCTGGCCCTGGACGACGCCTCGCGCGCGTTCTGGGAGGGGATTGGTCGTTTGGTTCGATAGAAAGGAGAACCCCATGAGCGGCACACAGGCTATCAACTCAGTCGATGGCTCGGTCCTGATCACCTGCGGCTACAACGATCAGGTGATCGACGGCGTGGCGATCGGCCTCGCCTGGGTCATCCTGCATGACAACCATATCCTCGGCTGGTCGCTGACCGATCCGACAGTCACGCCGATCATCATCGGCTCGATGGATGTGCCGGTCACCGCAGACACGTCGCCGGTCGTGTCGCCGCAATGGGCGCAGTACTTCGGCGGCACGGTGTTCGTGCCGGATACGTGGCGCGGCGCTCTGGCGGAATTCTTCACCCACATCGCGACGAATAACGGCGCGCAGCGGAAGGTCTACGCCAAGTTCTACACGCCCGAACTCGCGTCGGCGTGGCGGCAATGGGCGTCGGACAACCCGCTCGCACTGAGCGCCCCGCCCAACCTGTGACCCTTGATGGAATGGCATACGATCAGCCGGCTCTCGGCCCACATGGGAGAGACCGCGGAGGGCTACCTTGTCTGCCGCGACGTGCCGATCGCGCGCACCGGCACGCAGATCTACTGGGAAGCCGAGGTGCCGCCGCTGCAAGGCGACGCCGGCGGGCGGGTGCATGTCGAGCGCGAGGCCGAAGAGGTCTTTGCCCCCGATTCGATCCGCTCCTACGAGGGCAAGCCGCTCGTTGACGATCATCCCTTCGAGGCGGTCGGGCCGGATAACTGGTCCGATCTGACGATCGGCTACGTCGCCAATGTCCGCCGCGGCGAGGGCATTCACGACGAACTCTTGCTCGGCGACCTGATCTTCACCACTCGGCGCGGAATCGAGCGGGTGAAGCGCGGCAAGCGGGCACTCTCCGTCGGCTACAACGCCACCTACGAGCAGGACGCGCCAGGACTCGGGCGGCAGCGCAACATCTTCTGCAATCACGTCGCCCTGGTGGACGAGGGCCGGTGCGGCGCGCGCTGCACCATCATGGATGGCCGCGCGGTCTACGACTACGACGGCACCGACGATGCCGGACCGACGCTCGCCGATCTGGAGCAGATCCAATACGCCGCCGAGTGCTCGGCGAGCGATGCCGCCGAGCCGACCCACGACGCAGCGTGTGCCTGCGATGCCTGCAATCCACGAAAGGAGAAAACGATCATGGCCGGGCTGAGAGAACTGTTCGGGCGCGCGTTCGTCGCCCGCGACAAGACCGCCCTCGAGGCGATCATCAATGAGGCCGCGAAGGGCGGGAGCCTCACCACCGACAACGATCCCGAGCACGGCGAGCCCGATGGCGACGAGGGCAAGCAGGCGATCGTGATCCACAACCACCACAACGAAGGTGGCGACAAGGGCGACGACGACCAGACCAAGGACGCCGACAAGGACGACGACGAGTGGAAGAAGAAGACCGACGACGCGCTGAAGGCGCTGACCGACGGGCTCACTGCCATTCGCGACATGCTGACCGCGCGCGGTGCCGGCAAGGATGCCGAGGGCGATAAGGACGACGACAAGGACAAGGACGACACCAAAGACCAGGAGCTCAACATGGGCGAGCAGGCGGCAACCGCCTCGCCGCCCGCCTCCGCCGAGCCTGACCTGATGGAGGCCGACCCGGCGCTGAAGACCGGCCCGTCGATGATGGGCGATGCCACCTACACCGCGCGCGTCAACGGGGCGATGAACAACATCATCCGCGACACGAAGGCACGCGCGGAGGTGCTGAACCCTGGCATGAAGATCGGCGTGCTGGACGGCGCGCTCGGGCCTGACCGGCTGACCCAGGCCGGGCAGCGCATCTGTGACACGCGCCGCGCCGCTCTCGTCGCCGCCGCCGGCAATGAGCGCGGGATGATCGCGATCGGCCGCCACACCGGCGACGCGATCAAGACCATGTCGTGCGACGCGGTGCGGATGCTGTTCATCGATGCCTCGGATCGGATGCGAGCGATGAACAACGCCGCGAACCGGCCATCGCCGCAGTTCGGCGAGATGCGCCGCGCAACCAACGACTCGATGAGAGCCAAGATCGACGCGATCAATGCCCGCAACGCCGAGTTCTGGGCGGCGAACGGCGGCGTCGGCAAGCGTGTCGGCTAGCTGATCTGTCCCAGAGGAAAGGAGAACTCAGGTGGTAGCGTATCTTCTCAACATGCCCTCCGGCTTTCCGGGGGTGCCTACCCGCGTGGAGCACATGACGTCGGAGGCGCAGCAGATCGACGCTGCGGCACCGCCGACGGCCTACGGCACGGCGGTCGTCATGGACGCCGCTACCGGCACGGTGCGCCCGCCGGTCGCCGCTGACGTCGCCGGCTTCTACGGCCTCTACATCCGGCCCTATCCGACGCAGGGCTTCGGTGTTCCGCCCGGCTCGCTCAACGATCCGATCGGCGGAGGCACGCCGCCCGTCGTCGGCACCGCGAACGTCATGCGGCGCGGCTACATGATCTGCCAGCTGGGCGGCGCGGCTCCCGCGGTGAAGAACGCGCCGGTCAACGTGTGGACCGGTGCAGCCGGCGGCGGGCAGGTGCCGGGCAATGTCACGGCGGTCGCGCCCGCGGCCGGAACCGTCGTCGCATTGCCGAACGCGGTGTTCATGTCCGCGGCCGACGCCAACGGCCTCGTCGAGGTCGCCTACAACATCTGACGTGCGTCGCCTGCCCCGAGCGTATCGCGGCACCCCCTCAACACTTTGAATACGGAGGAACCCCATGCCAGACGGCATGAGCGGCGTGCTGCCGTACGGCGGCATGCAGACGTTCGACGGCATCACACGCGACAGTGCCGGCGCATTCCTGCTCGGTGAGCTTGAACGCCTCGACCCGGCGCTCCATGAGCCATTGGTGAGCATCACATGGTCCCGCGATATGGACCTGCGAAGCGACATCACCACCGGCGACGAGTGGTCTTCGTTCACCAACTCGACGTTCGGCGCGGCAGGCGGCTTTGCCACCCAGGGCATCAGCTGGATCGGCAAGGCGACCAACGCGATCCCCGCTGTCTCACTCGACATCGGCAAAACCGCAACCCCGTTGCGGATTTGGGGCCAGGAGCTCGCCTACTCGATGCCGGAACTGGCCTCGGCGATCCAACTCGGTCGGCCCATCGACGAGCAAAAGTTTCAGGCGCTTCGCCTGAAAAACCAGATGGACATCGACCAGCTGGTCTACGTCGGCGACCCGATCCTCGGCACGACCGGTCTGGTCAACCTCAATCAGGTCACCAACGTCTCCAACGTCACAGGTGGCGCATGGGCCGGCGCAAGCCCCGACATCATGATCGCGCAGGTCAACGAACTGCTCGAGAGCGTCTGGGAAGCCTCCGGCTTCGCCATCGTGCCATCGGAGTTGCGGGTGCCGCCGCTCCAGATGTCGCTGATGGTGAGCACCAAAGTCTCGACCGCCGGCAACGTATCGGTCCTGCGTTACATTCAGGAGAACAACCTGACGACGACGCACGGCGCGAAGCCGCTGAACATCCAGGCGTCGAAGTGGCTGAAAAACCGCGGTGCCGGCAACACGCAGCGGATGATTGCCTACACCAAGGAATACGACAAAGTGCGCTTCCCGATGACGCCGCTCCAGAAGACACCGCTCGAATGGCGCTCGCTGTACAACATCACGACCTACTGGTCGCGGATGGGTCAGGTGGAGAGCCCCTACCCGGAGACGCTTGGCTATCGCGACGGCATTTAGCCGTCATCCCTCATCCGATTTTTCATCGATATCCTCTTAGCCTTTGCGGACGGCAGATTACCCCGCGCTCCGGCGCGCACGCTTTCCGCCACCAAATTGCCGACCTCTTGTGAGGAACCGTGACTCCCCGATGACCGAATTAGAATTGCTTTCCTAATTCGACACGGGATGTGGCATAGAGCGTCGCCGTTTACCCGTTGCCACGTCGGGCTCTATCGTGGCGTTCACAGGAGTCACACATGCGCAAAAATTCGCTGCTCTCGGCAGCGGCACTGGCGACCTCGATCCTGGCCGCACCGGCTGTCACCCTGGCCGCGAGCGTGGACAGCACGTCCTCGAATGAGACCAGCACAACGACCGCGACCGAAAGCAGCGGCTCCAACTCCTTCGGCTTCGGCTCCAATCAGGCCGGCGCAAACGTGACGTCGATCAATCAGGCGTTCGATCACTCGCTCGCCAACATCGTCGGAGCGAAAGACACCACGAACACGACCGGCGGCGACGAGGGCCAGATCACGGGGTCGAGCTTCTCGAACGGTTCGGGCTTCAACTTCGGCTCTTCGAAGCAGACCGGCACCAGCACCGGCACCGACCACGGCACCGCCTTCACCTTCCACAAGTAAGCCGGTCCGGAACTCAGGGGCGGGGGAGGACGGGGCACCTCCCGCCCTTCCTTCCCCTTGGGAGTGTCACACGATGCGCAAAGTCTCCCGGCCCTACGGGCCGCTCTACGGGCCGATGATCGCCTTGCTGCTGATCGCAGCGCCCGCGTTCGCCCAGGTGACGGACACCTCCGGCAGCAACAGCACCAGTGGATCGACCGCAGGTGCTGCGTCCAACAGCCAGAACACCAACCACTTCTCCAATGTCGGCAATCAGAGCGCGACGGGCGCGATCGCCGGCACCCAGGTCAATGCGCCGATCACCTCACGATCGGGCGCGCGGTCCGGGTCGACCTCGACATCAGGATCGAACTCGAATGCGCAGTCGGGCACCTCGACGGTCAGCGTCGGCGCGCAGCGCACCAGCAGCAGCGTCAGGGTGGTGAACGTCACCGGCTATAGCGGCGGCAGCGGCGGCGGAACCAATGGCGCGAATGGCGCGAACGCGGTCGATCCGGCTGGCCCTCCTGGCACGAACGGGACCAATGCGACCGATCCGCCGGCACTCGGCAGCGCCGGCAATCCGCTGACCGAGAACATCGGCGGCACGCAGACGCTGCGGAACACGCCCGAGATCATCGCGCCGAACATTTCCGGCGGAAATCCCTGTCTCGTCGGCATTTCTGGCGGCGGCGCAGGTCCAGGCATCGGCATCACGCTCGGCATCGGCTATTCCGACAAGGGGTGCGAGCGGCGCAACAGCGCGGCGCTGCTGTCGAATATCGGCGAGAAGGATGTCGCGATCGAGTTGATGTGCGACGACCAGAACGTGCGTGAGGCGATGCAGCGCAGCGGCCACCCATGCGCGGCTGATCGACCGGTCGTGGCGGCGACCGTCAGCCAGCAGCAGATCGATCCCGCCGTGGTGCGTCGCCAGCAAGACGCTGCGGTGATCCCTGCCAAGCCGGCGCGGCCCGACTGGTGCCAGACGGCGTCGGCTGCGGAGCTACGCACGCACCCAGCCTGCGACTAAACCGGGCGGCGCTCCCGCCCACAGCGGGAGACTGCCCATGATGCAGCGTGAAGGCTGCTTGCGCGACGCGAGCGATTGCCGGATCTCCACGACCAGCACAGTCAAGCAGCCGGCGATCGATTGGTCGCCGGTCTTTGACGGCAAGGGCGGGATGGTGAACAGCGATCCCAACACGTTCATCGTCACCTACACCTGCGCGACGTGCATGACGTCGTGGTCGACGGAAACGACCGGCGGCAACGCGATTCACATCGCGCCGAGGTCTACCGAGGGAGAACAGCCATGACGATCACCCGCGGCGATCCCGAGCCGCTGTTGCAGTTCTTCGTCTTCGAGCACCTGCGTCCCGACTTGCAGGTGGTCAGCAGTCAGTTCGCCGCGCTGGCGGAGAGCATCGTTCACGACCTGCCGCGCAATCCCGAGCGCACCGTCTCGCTGCGCAAGCTGTTGGAGGCGAAGGACGCGGCGGTGCGCGCCAAGCTGTTCCAACCCTGAGAGGAAATGCCGATGCCAACGATCGTGGTGGTCCGCGCGTTCATGTTGCAGCTGGAGCCGAGGAAGATCGGCGAGACGCCGGACCCGGCCAATGCAGACAGGAAATTGCCACTGATGTCGCTGCCCGAGAAAATCTTCTTCACGCCCGGCGTGCATGAGGTGACCGACGAGGTCGCCGGTCACTGGTACACCAAGCTGCATCTGGAGGGCTACAAGGAGCCGCCGCCCGGTCCCGGCATGGCGGAGTATCAGGTCTCCCAGGCGGTCGCGGCGGTCGCGGAGCAGCCGGCGGTGGCAGCAGACCCGGCAGACCCGACGCAGCCAGCGCCGGAGGCCTCCACCGCACCCAGGCCGGCCCAGCCGCCGCCCTCGGCCGAGCGGTCGGTGCCGAGGCGCGTCGCGCGATGAGCGACACGCTGCCCGATGCACCGGTGATCCCGACGAGCACGGTCAGTGATCCGCCGACGTTCCGTTCGCATTTCCCCGAGTTCGGTGACGACACGACCTATCCGGACACGCAGGTGCAATTCAACCTCGACCTCGCGTCGGCGTCGCTGTCTGCCTGCCGCTGGGGCAACATGCTGCAAGGGGGCGTCGAGCTCATGACAGCGCACATGCTGGCGCTGTCGCGTTACGCGCAGGTCGGTGCTGCGGGTGGCGGCGTCCCTGGCATGGCGTCGGGACCGAAGAACAGCAAGAGCGTGTCGAAGGTGAGCGTCGGCTACGACGTCAATATCACAGCCGTCGAGGGCGGCGGGCCGTGGAACTACACGATCTACGGCCAGCGCTTCTACTGGCTGCTGCGCCTGATCGGCATCGGCGGCTACGAGGCGCTGTCGATCGCCCCTCCGGTGCAAGCGTTCGCGTGGTCAACCGCCATGGGAATGATGACGGGCTGGGTCGGCCCCCTGTGATGGGGAGATTGCATGATGCCTCTGACATTAGAACGCGCCGCCCTGGTGCGCCGTCTCGCCATGCAGGGCTACCACGACGATCAGATCGCCAATCTGCTGCACATCACCCGACACACGGTGCTGGCGGTCAAACAGCGCGCGGGCCGTGACGAAGCGATCCGTGCGGCGCGGGCGGCCGGGGCGAGCGTGCGCAAGGTCGCAGAGGACTTCGAGCTCGCGCGCGTGACGGTCAGGAAGATCGCCCCGCACTGACCGCAGGAGTAGGCGCATGTCCGATGTGATCGTCGGCCGCGAGGGTGTCGCGCGGCATCGCTGGACGGTGGGCACTCAATGGCCGGCCGCGGGCTCGCTCTATGTCGGGGAGATCGCCGTCGGGCTCGCCGATCCGATGCAGCTGTGGGTGGGCGTGCCGACCTCGCTCGATCCATCGGGGATCAGGCTGCTCTACGACGCGCAGAGCGCGACCGAGGCCCCGGCTGATGGGCAGGTCTATGGCCGGCGCGGCAGCACGGTATCATGGCAGGCGGTGCTGCCGATCACGGGCGGCACCTTGTCCGGACCGCTGGTGGTGCCGAATGGCACGATCGCAGCACCGGGGTTGCAGCTTGGCGCGGCGGACGGCACCGGCATCTCGCGCGCCGCGAATGCCCTCGTGTTCTCGGTGCAGGGCAGCACCATTTTCGGCACGTTTGCCGGCGCAGCGCAGTTCTACGGTCCGCTGGCGATGCTCGGCAACAAGATCACCCAGCTTGCCGATGCGACGGCGGCGACCGATGCGTTGAACATGCGCGTCGCCGACGGACGCTACGCGACGCCAGCGAATATCCCGCTCGCCTCGACCCAGCCTCCGCTGATGGACAGCGCAGCCTCGCCCGGATCGAGCGCGGCTTGGTCAGCCGGCGATCACGTGCATCCGTCCGACACGGCGAAGCTGTCGCTGACCGGCGGCACGATGAGCGGCGGGATCGGGTTCGGGGCCTCCATCGGCAATACGCCGCTCGACTTCTCGCATCACATCAACCTATGGGGCAGTCAGTACGGCATCTCGATCACCAGCAACCGGCTGAACATCGTCGCCGGGTCGAACATCGTCATGGTGGTCGGCAACAACACCGACATCGGCACCTTCTCGCCGGGTGGTCTGTTCATGGCAGGGACCAACACGGTCACGCTGGGCGCGGACCCGACGACAGCGATGCAGGCCACGACCAAGCAGTACGTGGACACCAAGGCGGGGAACTACGTCCCGCTCGCAGGCGGCACGATGAGCGGCGGGCTGGGCTTCGGCGCGGCGACCGCGGCGAGCACCAGCGATCTGACACGGCACATCTCGCTGCACAGCGCCGGCTATGGGTTCAACGTCACCGCGTCGCGGTTGAACCTTGTGACGGCCGCGGCCGGTTTTCTGGTCTACGTCAACAACGGCAACGACGTTTTCCGGGTCAACAACATCGGCACGGTCACCTTCGGCTATGTCGGCAACACACTGACGCTCACGCCGAACGATGGCGCGAGATCGGGCAACATCTCATTCGTCGCCGCCGCGACGAACAGCATCCTCGAGTTCGACAATCCGATCTTCCTGCCGGGTGTCGCGACCGGTGTGAGCATCGGGCCGGCGATCTGGCTGGGCAATTCCTCGCACCAGATCCGCGCCAATACCGGCCAGGACGGCGCGTCGATGGCGGTTGCCAACTACTCGCTGAATAGCTGGAACGGCATCGGCTTCGGCCCGAACATCTCCGGCATGCCCATCCCGCAGTGGATGTATGGGCTGGTGATCAACACGCGATCCGGCGCGGTGATCAACTACGGCGATATGTACGCCTTGAACGCGCTGCCGAATGCCTACAGCACCATCCAGCACATCAGCATCGTCAAGTCCGGCTTCGACCAGATCCTTCAGCTTGACGGCAACGCCATGGTCGCCACGCTGCCCTCGGCGACGCCTGTGGCGGGCGGCTCGGGCTGCAACGTCAACGACCGCTTCTATGACGCCTACAACAACACCTATACCGCGACCGCGGTCACCGCAGGAGCGGTCACGGCGATCGCGCTCAATGCAGCGACGGCGCGCTTCGGTGGCGTGCCTGCTAATCCGGTTGCACTGACCGCGGCACCGGGCTTTTCCGGCACCGGCGTTCAGGTCAATCTGACCTGGGTTGCGCCGACGCGGTTCGTGATCCGGGCGGCGGGCGGCTCGCAATCGATGCTGCTGTCGGCTGCGGGCGGCATCACGGCTGGCAATCCGATCACCCTGCCAGCCGATCCGACGACGGCATTGCAGGCGGCGACCAAGCAATATGTCGATGCCCATTCGGCTGGCGGCATCGGTGACGGACCGTCCGACGGCTTCGCCTATGGCCGGGTGAATGCGGCGTGGGCGCAGGTGCTGCCGCTCACCGGAGGGACGCTGACCGGCAACCTGAATATCAATGGCGGCGCTCTGCAAATAAACGCCTTAGCCGGTCAGTATGCATGGGTCATCCTGAACCGGCCTGTCGGGCTGCAAGCGACGATCGCATCCGAGACTGCCGGCGTTTCGCGCTGGCAGATGAAGATGGCCGACGAAAGCGCGGAAACGGGCAGCAACGCCGGGTCCGACTGGTCGCTCAATCGCTACGACGACGGCGGCAATTTCCTCGATGCGCCGATCTTGGTTCGCCGGGCGACCGCCAACATCCGCCTGAGCGGCAGCGTCGGTCTCGGGATTGGAGTGCCGACAAACATCGCGGCCAGCGCCACGTACCGATCGATGGTCGCGAGCGGCTCGGTGACCGCGGACAATTTCGCCAGGAACCTCTATCTCGATACGGGCTTCGGGTGGCGCTATCTCGCCAACGGCCTCGGTATGACGTTGACGAGCGGCCCGAACGGCGCGGCGCTCTATGTCGCCGCCTCGGGCACCGCTGGAGCGCCGGTGACGGCTTTCAATGCTCTTTTGACGTATACGCCGCAGAACTCCCTCGGCCTCGGCGTCATTCCGCCGGCTACTCAGGCGAGCGGCACGACTGGTGGCTGGATGTTCGGCTGGGGCATCACCGTCGGGAATTGGTCTTCCAACGGCTACTATGACGGCACCAACTGGCGGTATTTGGCAGCCGGCGTTGCTCTCGTCTCGTCGTCGGACGTGAACGGTTGGCATTGGTCATCTGCACCGAGTGGCGCTGCCGGTGCTGTGGCGTCGATGACGCAGGTGATGTCGCTTAATCCGACGGGCAGTCTCACCGTCAACGGCAGTCTCACCACAGGGGGCAATTTCTCCACGGCAAGCATCAACGCCACGGGCGCGATCACCGCGGGCAGCGATATTCTCGGTGCCTCCGGCGTCTATGCCGCACGCGCCACCGCCTCCAATTTCGTGCTGTATGGCAGTTCCTCAAACCTCTATCACCAATATGAAACCGGCTGGTTTTGGACCTGGAACCGCTCAAGCGGTGCTCTGTAGTGGGTCGGCAACGGCGGGACGACGTTCGCGACCTTCGA